GTATTATAAGATGATGGGTGATAGAGAAACTCTTCACCTTTTGGTTCTTCTTTGATTAATTTACCTAAACTTCTAAACTGAAAGCCTAGAAAAGTTTCATAGAATAATAGTTTAGACGCAGTGTCGTCATCTACACCTTCGTCACACAGATAACGAATAGCTTCTATAGGATTGTACATAGGAATCACACATGAATGCAAACCTGTAGTGGTTGTCAATGCTTGTATGCCAGTCTTCGATACTTCTCTACCTTCGTTTTTGTACAAGTTATATACTGATTTTAATTCAGGTGTCATGATGTGTTCATCGAATATTATTTGTACAATTTCGTTTATCTTTTTACCTGAGCCTGTACCAAATGCTTTTGATATCTTCTTATCGATGGTGTTGAAGTGTTCTAGCGAATAACCTTCTATGACATATGTTTCATTACCTGTAGTGTTTCTAACTCTTTCTTTTACACCATTTACAGCAAATAACATTTTATTCATAACAAAGTCTGGATCGGCAGTTTTGAAAGAAACATATATGATTTCACCACCAGATAATCCATTTGACACAGCGTTTACAAATCCAGCTGAGTCGTTTACTGCTATTTCTATTTGCATGAAAGGTAAAAATAAATCTTGAAGTATGTTTACTTCTAAACTTAACGCTGATATATCTGTTGGTACACCTTCTTTATCGATAAGTTCTAGACGCTCTAATATAAAGTCACCAGGAAATCTATAGTTTTCTTTTGATGTATCGCCCCCTGATGCAGAAGCTTTACGCATTATTGCATCTTGATAAACCATTATGCTAGTACCGATTTAACTTCTTTGACTAATTGATTTAGATATCTTCTGTCTAGTATTTTTAATTTTTTCTTATCATCATTTAATCTTTCTTCATAGTCATAAGCTGTTTCTGAATCACGATTAGACGCTGATAGAGTATTGTATGTTTTTAAATCTACAACAATTCGTTCTCTAGGAATCCTTGTACCATCAGCTAAGACTCTCTCTTGCTGAAGTATCTGAAAATAATTTTTTGTAGTTGCTCTCGCTGTTGTAACTGAGCCGTATTTTTCTGTGATGTAATCTGAAAACTCTTTACCAAATAATGGTAAGTCATAGTAAGGATCGATGATATCATTGAAGTGTAATATTACCCATGCAAGATTTGAATCACCATAATATCTCTCTGCAATAGTATCCATTCTATCGCCTTCATGCATAGTATAATCATAATATGTGCCTACTAAATCTTTTACTTTTGTCTTGACTTTGAAACGTCTGAGAATATTGGTAAGTTCAGTTTTCTTGTTAACATCTTTTAAATCGTGTTGTATTGTAGGAAAGAATGAAAAGTAATTTGACATTAACCAGCTCCTTCTCCTCTAGTTGCAGATGGACGAATATCACTAACAGCACCTGTTTGATCTTGTGAGTATTCAGTAAAACCATCTCTAGTTTGAAGCTTGACTTCTTGAAATGATAATGTTATTTGAATAGAAACTGGTGCGCCTGTGTTCTCAAAGAATATAGGTAAGTTTTCACCATTATAAGTTACTTGCATATTCTTTAACACACAAGTACCTATCTCATATAAGTTTGATCTTATCTTATCACTAAAAGCTATTTCGAACTCATCAGGATAATCAAAAGCTAAACCTGCCGTAGTACCAGAACCACCTATTGCATTTGATGGTAACATATGAAATCTAAACGCTTCTATGATACTTTTTATTGTGTTACTTTCTGTTTGATCTCTTGCAACAAACTTGTATGTAAAAGAATGATCTCTGAAGTTTATACCTCTAAACACAACTGCTAAATGAGGATTAATCGCAACACCTTCTTGTAAAAGTGTACCTGTTGTAACGGCTGATATTCCTCCAGCACCTATGATAAATGCTCCTAATGCACCACCAACTTTACCACTCAATGCAGTAGCACCTGTTACAACTCCTGCCGCCCCTATTTCTGTTATAGTTTGATCATCTACACCTAATGTATTAAATTTATTTACAATTCTACCAGCAATGTCTGATACAGCTCCTGCTCCTTGACTTAAAGCACCTAGTCTACCGGCGGCGGCACCACCTATAATACCTAATGATTTGTTTTCATAGTCTGCTTGATATTGTACTTGTAGATTTCCTGGTATTGGTAATACAATAGATTTTAATACTTTCTTTTTACCTTTAGGCTCTTTGATAGTTTGCTTACTTCTTTTTACAGCATCTATTTTCATATAATGCTCATCATCTATATCAGCAGGATATACTAGACTTGCAGTATTCATACTTTTTGGCATTAAACCTGCGATATGTCCTTTTGGTAATCTGTCTGTAACTTTTTTCATGAACATCTCTCTTGCAGATATTCTTACGTTACTGCCGTCAAACTGTATACCTGTTTTTGCTAACTTACCTTGTATATCAGTAATAGCTTTAAAGTCTGTATTGATATTGACGTTGCCGTTACCTATTGTTATAGCCATTATACATATCCCTATGAGTTATAAAGGTAAGTTCTATCCAAAGTTTCCGAAGAAGTACAAAGGTGATCCTACAAATATTATTTATCGTTCTTTGTGGGAAAGAAATTGTATGGTTTACTTTGATCAAAACCCAAACGTACTTAAATGGGCTTCTGAAGAGTTAATCATACCTTATAAGTCTGCACTTGATGGACGTTGGCACAGATACTATCCCGACTTTGTTATTCAAGTAAATAATAAACATAATCAAAAAGAAACGATTGTCGTTGAAGTAAAGCCTTATAAAGAAACCAGAGAACCTACTCCACAAAAAAATCTAACTAAGAAGTATTTATACGAGGTAAAGACATGGAGTATAAATAAGAGTAAATGGGAATATGCAATAGAGTATTGTAAAGACAGAAACTGGAAGTTTATGATACTCACAGAAAAAGAACTATTCAAGAATGGCAACAGTTTTTGACGATATACTACTTCGAGGTGTTCGTAGAGGTGAACTACCAGGACGTACACAACGCTCTAGAGATTGGTTTAGACAACAAGCTAAAACCTCAGGTGCAAACAAACTTAAATCTGGTGATTTAACTGACTTCAATAAAAACGTAGGACTCAGAGATTACGATAGGTTTAGAAATCGTACTAGTATAGGCGAAATGTTTTTCTTCAACTATGATCCTAAAAACAAGTCAACACTACCATACTATGATAGATTTCCTTTGATATTCAAAGTGCAGAACTCTCCAGGAGGGTTTGAAGGACTGAACTTACATTATCTACCACATGTTTTACGTGCTAGACTTATGGACGCACTATACAGTACAGCAACTAACAAAAGATATGATGCATCTACCAAGCTAGGCATATCATATGGATTATTACGCTCGGCGGCTAAATACAAAGAGTTTAAACCAACATATAAAAAATACTTAACTAAACATGTTCGTTCTAGATTTATTAAAATAAACGCTTCAGAATGGGATATAGCATTATTCTTACCTGTTGAAAGGTTTGAGAAAGCAAGTAAGAGTAAAGTATGGGGAGAAAGCAGGCGTGCCATTTAACGTACAAAATTTTACAGCTACATTAAATAAAACTGGTGTTGCACACGCTTCACATTTTGAAGTACAGATAACTGGTCCAGTTAGCACAGGCGCAGAACAAAATCTAATGTTACGTTGTGATACTGTTGACATTCCAGGAAGAGCAATATCTACAACAGAATATAGAATATATGGACCTCTAAGAAAAGTTCCTTATGGTGCCATATATACTGATATTGCTTGTCAGTTTTTACTAAGCGAAGACTTACAAGAAAAGAAATATTTTGATGCATGGCATGACAAGATAATTAATCATGGTGCTTTTGGTTCTAGTAGAGCATCACATAATGTTAGTTATTATAATGATTATGTGGGTAATGTTACGATTAGACAGTTCAATTCAGCAGGCGATGTGATGTCTGTTCATACATTACAAGAAGCATATCCAGTAACAGTTGGTGCTATACAAATGAATTGGGCTTCAAACGAGTTTGCAAAGTTAGCTGTTGCTTTTGCATATAGAGATTATAAAGTAGTATATGGTGATTCAAACCAACCAGGACTCGGCGCTTCTTTCGGATTCTCTTTTGGTGAAAACGGCTTTGGATTATCTGGTTCGCTACCAGGAATAGGAAACATATCTGTTGGCTCAACAGGATTAACAGGTGCATTGAACACACCATTTGGATTGATAAGAAAATTATAATTGAGGAGTTATTATGGCTTTACCAGCACTCTCGTCTCCAGAGTTTATTACGGAGATACCTTCAACAAAACAAAAAATTAAGTTTCGTCCTTTTCTAGTTAGAGAAGAAAAAATTCTATACATGGCTTTAGAAGGACAAGATGCAGTAGAAATTCAGAATGCCACAATAAAGGTATTGAATGATTGTATACTGACACCTAATGTAAATGTAGGTGACTTACCAACTTTCGATGTAGAGTATCTATTTTTACAACTCAGAGGTAAATCTGTTGGTGAAACTGTAGAAGTTATATTAAGACATAAAGAAAGTCAATGTAAGGAATCAGTTACACTTTCAATAAATCTAGATGATATAAAAGTACAAGGCGAGATATCTGATGGTAAGATTATGCTTACTGATGATATAGGTATAAAGATGAAATATCCTCGTGCTGGTGATTTAAATAAATTACAAGTGCAAGAAGGTGTGAATGTATTTCACAGTATAGCACACATGGTAGATTTTATATATGATAAAGAAACTGTTTATAATGATTATTCTGTAGAAGAGATTGCTGAATGGTTAGAACAACTAAATCAGAAGCAATTTACATTAATAACAGAATTTATGAACAATATGCCTAAGTTGAGTCATACTGTAGAATGGACATGTAATGCGTGTGGAGAGAAAGAAACTATATTGCTGGAGGGCTTACAAAGTTTTTTTACTTAGGGTTGGTACATAATTCGCTAAGTAATTACTATCAACTCAACTTTTCACTTATGCATCATCATAAATACTCCTTGTCCGAACTGGAGAATATGATACCTTTTGAACGTGATATCTATGTGACATTATTGAAACAACACTTAGAAGAAGAAGAGGAAAGAAGGAAACAAAAATGACAGCAAAGAAGTTAGAAAAAGATTCAAAATACAATAAGATGGACGCTAATCAAGATGGTGTCGTATCAGACGCTGAGATTGATAATTGGCAACAGACAGAAGAAGTAAAAAGATTAAACAGAAAACAAATGCATCAGAGAAACATGGCATGGGTTGCACTGGGTTCTATGTTGTTGTTTACACTAGTTATGTTTACTCCTCTGATTCCAGATTCTAGAATACAACTACTAACAGACGTATCAAATTTATTCTACTTAGCACAGGCAGGTATCGTAGGTGCTTTTATGGGATTTGCCGCCTTTGATAAATCAGGAATGAAAAAATAATGGCTGAACAAGGCGCTTTACCCA